GGTGTTTCTACAACGAGTACGTAGACTGTCAGCACTTGATACTTATCTATCTAGTTTCGTTGAGGGCATAGCTACTCATGTTAAACAGGATGGTAAGCTACACGTAAGACTACTGCAACACAGGACAGGTACAGGTAGGTTATCTGGTGCTGACCCTAATATGCAGAACATGCCCAGAGGTGGTACGTTTCCTGTGAAGAAAGTATTTGTATCTCGTTGGGATAACGGAGAGATCATGGAGGCTGACTTTGCACAGCTAGAGTTTAGAGTTGCGGCATTCCTCAGTCAGGACAGAACAGCTATCAAAGAAGTATCTACAGGCTTTGATGTGCATAGCTACACAGCTAAAGTTATTACTGAAGCAGGGCAGAATATCTCTCGCCAAGACGCAAAGGCACATACATTTGCTCCTCTCTATGGTGCGTCAGGCTTTGGTCGTACACCTGCCGAAGCTGCATACTATCAACAATTTACCACCAAGTATTCAGGTATAGGTGCATGGCATAAGAGACTCGCCAAGGAAGTCATTACGACAGGTAATGTTCGCACACCATCAGGTCGTGAGTTTGCATTCCCTTTGGCTACACGTAGAGCGAATGGAAGTATTACATTCTTTACTCAGGTAAAGAACTATCCTGTGCAATCATTTGCTACAGCAGACATAGTACCTATATCTCTTATGTATATAGATAAGATGTTACAGGCTAACAAATTACAGTCATGTGTCGTTAATACCGTACACGATTCAATCGTTATTGATGTACACCCTAACGAGAGAAATAGAGTAATTAAGATCATCAATCGTACTAACGAAGTACTGGTTGATATTATAAATAAGAAGTGGAATATAGACTTTAATGTTCCATTATTATTAGAAGCAAAAATAGGTAAAAATTGGCTTGACACAAAAGACGTGGCATGATATACCTACACTTCTAACAAAGGAGAATAAATATATGAATCAAATAGCAAATTTAGACACAAGTAATTATGAAGCAATGGCAAAGGCAATGGGCATGAGTTCACTGGCTGTGCCGACTAAAGAGAAGACTAACTCTCTTGCAAGACTACGCATACAACACACACCTTTAATGGGTCAGGAAGAGATCAAAGGTAAAATGACTAACGTTGAGGTAGTCAGTGGTGGTACATACAAACTGGAGATACCAGAGGGTGAGACATACTACGCTGAGAGTGTAGCTATACGCCCCTTCCTACAGAGGTTTATGTACAAGCGTTTCATTAAAGGTAGTGACAGCACACCCAATAGGTTTGTTAAAACTGTGATGGCAGATAATCTTAACATGGATATGAAGGATAATGATGGTCACTTTAACTGCGGTAAACCTGCAGGTTATATAGCTGACTTCAAGGCTTTACCTGAGTCTATGCAGGATCTTATCAGACAGATCAAGAGAACACGGGTAGTGTTTGGTACGGTAGACATGGTTAATCCTGTGGATGCTAATGGCAACACTGTAGACGTAGAGACTACACCATTCATATGGGAAGTAGAGAATCGTGATGCCTTCAAGACTATAGGTGACGTGTTCAACAAGTTAAATAAAATGAAACGTCTACCTGTACAGCATTATGTAAAGGCAGGAACAGAGGAGCGTAAGCTACCTAATGGCGGTTCTTTTTATCTTCCAGTCGCTGAGTTAGAATTATCAGAGACACTTGACATAGACAAGGATACTCAGGAAAACTTAGCTAACTTCTTAGCTTGGGTAGCTAATTACAATGAGTATATTGTGGGTGCTTGGAATGAGAACATGCACAAACATCAGTCAGTAGACACGGAAACTGTTGAAGAGTTTATTGACATTAACGCTGAAGAGTTCGCATAATGAACCATCCTGCTGAACTGCCAATTCATCAATACCTTGATAATGCCTCCAATGGTAAGACAACTATGTCTGACGAAACCATTGAACAGGTAGCACAAGACATCAAGGATGCTTTGAAACGGCAGTTTGGTGGGGGCAACAAAAGGGATGAGTTTCGCCTACGTATGTCAAACATAGGTAGACCTACATGCCAACTCTGGTGGGAGAAGAACCATCCAGAGAAGGCACTCCCAAAGCCTACCACCTTCGTAATGAACATGTTAATAGGAGACATTGTTGAAGCAGCATTTAAAGGAATCCTAAAAGAAGCAGGAGTTAAATATGAAGACAAAGATAACAACGTGTCCTTGGAGCTTGACAATGCTACAGTTAATGGGAGCTATGATCTTGTTGTTGACGGTGCTTTGGATGACGTTAAGTCTGCATCACACTGGTCATACACTAACAAGTTTGATTCTTATGACACACTAGCTAATGGAGATTCCTTTGGTTATGTAGGTCAGCTTGCAGGATACATCAAGGCATCAGGTAAAAAGACTGGTGGCTGGTGGGTAGTTAATAAGGCTAATGGTCAGATTAAATACGTAGCTGCTACAGGATTAGACTTAGATGCAGAGATAGCTAAGCTAAATAAGACAGCGAATACTGTTGCGTCTAATGAGTTTAAGCGTTGCTTTGAGCCAGACCCTGAAGTGTACAGAGGTAAAGAATCAGGTAATAAAATACTGCCTGAAGGATGTAAGTTCTGTGACTACAGATATTCATGTTGGGATACTCTAAAAGATTTACCATCTAAGGTTTATCAAGGCAATAAAAAACCACCAACAGTTGCTTACGTTGAGCTTGCTGCGTGAACGGCAAGCGTTTTCAGGCTGCCCTGAAACATGGGTATAGAAGTGGCTTAGAGATGAAGATCTCTGATTACCTAAAGGAACTAAATGTACCTGTGGTATATGAGGCTATTAAGATTGAATGGGAAGACCTCATGTACCGCACGTATACTCCAGACTTTGTGTTGCCTAATGGCATCATAATAGAAAGTAAAGGGCGTTTTACCGCAGCAGATAGAAGAAAACATATTGCGATAAAAAAGCAACACCCTAAACTAGATATACGTTTTGTATTTTACAACAGTAGAAACAAGTTAAGCAAGGGTGCAAAGACTACATATCAGGGGTGGTGTGACAAGAATAAATTTAAATACTATGACCGTATTGTACCGTTAGAATGGCTAGAAGAAAAAGGAAAAAACAAACATAAAGAACTAATACATCTACCTTATAAAAAAATAATAAGGAGGTAGCCTATGACAATACAAGTAGATGACTTTGATGTTAATGATATAATCATACGAATGAAACCAAACTTTACAGAAGAAAGGTGGAATGGTTACATTGATATGGAAATTATTACAGATAATAAACGTACTATGGCTAAAGAAGATTTTATAGGTTTGATGCAAGTAGCATCTCTTGTGTGTTCCTCATTACCTTTAATGGAATTAAATGAAGAATTTAGAGAAATGCTTTGCGATTATGCTGAAAATGTGATAGAACAGGAAGAGATGTTAAAGAAGAAAGATATAGTTAAAGAGTCTGTTGCCAATGTTACTGGCAATATAATTAAAGTAAACTTTGAGAGGAGCAAGTAATGAGTATCAATCCAGAGTATGATGTGGTAGATAAACCAGAACACTATAATCAAGACCATGACATAGAGTGTATAGACGCTATACGTGCGGCTCTAGGTACAGGGTTTAAGGAATACCTACAAGGTAATATATTAAAGTATATATGGAGACATAAGTACAAGAATGGCGTAGAAGATTTAAAGAAAGCAAGATGGTATCTTGACAGGCTCATTGAGGCAGAGGTTAGTAATGATAGCTAAAATATTATTAACGCTTGACATTGATGAGGGTGAGTATAGAATGCCTTCAGATGGAAAAGTAGAAGAAGAAATACAAGAAGCAATACATGAGTTTATTTATGACATAGACGGCATGGAAATTAAATCAATTAGAATAACAACGGAGTAATTAAATGAGCAACAACTACCTACCTACCGATTACCAAGCATTTATTCATACCTCACGGTATGCTCGTTGGTTAGAAGACGAGAACAGAAGAGAGACATGGCCTGAGACTGTACGTAGGTACATGGACAATATTGTAAAGCCTGTCGTAATAACTGAATCAGAATTTAAAAATATAGAGGATAGCATACTTAATCTTAGTGTTATGCCAAGCATGAGAGCCTTGATGACAGCAGGTGCTGCATTGAACCGTGACAACACAGCAGGCTACAACTGTAGCTACCTGCCAGTAGATGACCCTAAAGCATTTGATGAAGCTATGTACATACTGTTATGTGGTACAGGTGTAGGCTTCAGTGTTGAGCGTCAGTACATACAGAACCTACCTGAAGTACCAGAGCTATCAGAGAGTGAGACTACCGTAGTTGTAAAGGATAGCAAGGAAGGCTGGGCTAAAGGACTGAGACAGGTTCTTGCTCTACTCTGGGCAGGAGAGATACCGAAGTGGGATGTCAGTCAGGTACGCCCTGCAGGAGCTAGGCTGAAGACGTTTGGTGGCAGAGCATCTGGCCCTGCACCACTGATTGACCTGTTCAACTTTTGTGTAAATACATTTAGATCTGCATCAGGTAGAAAGTTGTCATCAATAGAGTGTCACGACTTGATGTGTTACATTGGACAGATCGTTGTAGTAGGTGGTGTGCGTAGATCAGCCATGATCTCACTGTCCAATTTATCAGATGGTAGAATGAGACATGCTAAGTCAGGTAACTGGTGGGAGACAGCAGGACATAGAGCATTGGCGAATAACTCTGTCTGTTATACAGAAAAACCTGACTCAGAAACTTTCATGCGTGAGTGGCTTGCACTTGTTGAAAGTAAGTCAGGTGAACGAGGTGTCTTTAATAGACAGGCATGTAAAGTATTAGCAGAGCGTAGCGGTAGACGTGATCCAGACCACGAGTTCGGCACGAACCCCTGCTCAGAGATTAGCTTGAGGCCGTATCAATTCTGCAACCTAACTGAAGTCGTTGTACGTGCAACTGATACACTGAAAGACATTAAAAATAAAGTTGAGTCTGCTACGATACTAGGCACAATACAGTCTAAGTATACTAAGTTTCCTTATCTACGTAAGATATGGCAGCGTAATACTGAAGAGGAAAGATTGCTAGGCGTAAGTCTGACAGGTGTTATGGACAATCCTATTATGACATCAGCTAACAAGAACTTAGCTAGAGACTTAGAAAGCCTTAAACAACATGCTGTATACGTAAACTCTGTCTGGTCTGAGAGGTTAGGCATTGAACAGAGTACTGCGGTTACATGTTGTAAGCCATCAGGCACAGTGTCACAGTTAGTAGACTCTGCATCAGGCATACATGCCAGACACTCACTGCACTACATTAGAACTGTACGTGGAGATAACAAAGATCCTCTTACACAGTTTATGAAGTCTCAGGG